GTTCTGGATTGCTTAGTGCCTACTTCCATTTCTTGTAAATCTCCACGAGACATTTGAACTCTCCGTTTAACCTTACGTTATAAACTATATTTATTTATAATTTAATTAATTACAATGAATTTAGGAACTCATTGAATAAACTTAACTTATACTCTCCTAGAAGTTTTTCATCTACCAGAGTATTAATTCTTCTTTGAGTTTGCTCCGCCATTTTTTCGCGAAGCATTCCTCCATCCCATACCCACTCTTTACCTTCCATAATTCCTTGAACAAATGCATCAGGTGCGGAAGGGTCAGCCACGATATCTGCTGCAGTTGCAAGCATGAAGTCCTCACCGACTTCCATATATCCACTTGGATGTTGTCTTACTGAACCAATACCACGAGAAGAAACACCGAGACAAACTCCATCTTTGAGGAGTGATTCTACGATTTTCCCCATAGGAGTTGAAAGGATTTGTGCCTTTCCAATAAAATCATTTCCTCTTTGCTCAAGTGAAATAATTTTGTGTGAAACACGATCCAAATTTACAGTTGGTCCATCGGGGTGTCCAAGTTCTCCAAGAGCACGACCTTTGCAAATATAACTTTCAGTATATCTTTTTACTTCACGCTCCATTATATCTTTACGATATACTCTTCCATTACGATTTTTTTGTTCGGTTTGAAGGAAAGGTCCTTGAATATAAAGAGTCTTCTTACCGTTGACCGTTTCGGTAAGGACTTCTACTGATTCGATTTCTTCGGTAATAAGTTTCATTATGCTTGACCTGTGATTTGTACTTGTTGGTAATAAAGAACTCCTGCACCGCCAGCACCATATGCAGAGATTTTTTGTGATAGTTTCACATCTGCATATGAAGCACCGAAAGCAGTTGAAATTCCTGATGAGTTATAATCAATCACCATTCTTGTTTGATGATACCCATTAAAATTTGTTGTGGTATCAACAGAAAGGACTGCAGCGTGAGAAATGTCGTAATATGGTTGACCAGTTGCTGATATTGAAACAAACTCGCCAACCCCAAATGGAACTTGTGTTCCTTCGGGTACTATTACTGTTGTAGTTGTTCCTGTTGTAATTCCAACAACTCTATTGGAAGCCTTGGTGAGACCAAGAGTTACTGATTGACCTGATGGAATATAATAATCCGTTACCGATGCTGCTGATCCAGTACCAATAGCAACATGAGCGGCTGCACCAACGGCAACTACTCTTAATACATTAGATTGAACTGAAAATGCTGAGGATGTGGATGCAGCACCTGCAGAAAATGCAAATGAAGCTCCAGCACCAATTGGTCTATGAGCCATTATTTTTAATAATACACTTTTAGTTATTTATTATTTAATCAAGTTAAGGTTAAACAATTACCTACTAATTTCTTCCCAATCCATAGAAGCAAAGATATCAGCACCTGCAGTATCAGATGCAGCAACTAAAGTTATTTCATATGGAGTTTTAGTTAAACCGTTTCTTTCTAACTGAAACTTAAAGAGTGCTTCCTTTAGAATATCTACTGATTGTGATGATTGGTTTGCTGAAGTAAGGAATCCAGATGCCAGAACTCTTCCACCGCTAACAGTTCCACCGTCTAGTTTATATTCAACAGCAGAATCATCTCCGGCACTCACCCAAATTCCTCCCGATGTGGTTGCACTTGCTCTTATCTGCCAGTTATATTGAGGACCATTTCCAGTCCCCATAAGTGATAGTGCGGTCATAATAACAATTGCATCCAATCTATCTGGTTGTCCATTAATTGGTGCTTTTAAACGAATAGAAATAACAGGATAATATGTTCCTCTAGGAGTTGGTAAGTCTACTGGTGTAATAACTGGTGTTGAAATTGATTGCTGTAATCCACGAAGTTCATAACCACCTTCAGAAATTACTGTGGAGCAAACCTGCTTTAACGTACTTGCACTGGTTGTAATTCCAGTGTTGCTAATCTCATACCTCAATGGAAGTGATGCTGTTGTAATATAGGTTGATTGAATTATATTTGCGTGTTGGAAAGTATGTGCGTGAATAAACTTTCCATTAATTATAAATCCAAGTCTTACATTTCCAAGTCCCAACCACTCAATATCCATCCAAAGGATTTGTGCCTTAGTTAAATCTAATGTAATTCCAGAAACACCTGTTCCGTCTAACTTATCAATATTCCAGTTTGACTGAGAAACTCTTGTCTCTGTTCCTAATGATAAACTTCTCTCTACAAAATATGCAGTGGTCCCATCAACCTCAAAATATATTCCATTATCATCACCAAAATACCCAACTCTTTGCCTTAGATTTTCTTTTGGTGGATTCAATACAAAGGTATTCATAGTCAACAAGGATTTTCCTGGTTGATATGAAAATACTTTTGTAGTTTCTCTAATAACTGATGCGGTACTTCCAACACCTACAGTCATATTAACTAAACCTGCTGTTGTTGCAAATCCAACAGTAGAACCAGTTCCTATGACTAAACTATCCCACAGATTATTATCTCTATATCGGTGAGAAGAATCAAAAAGTGTTAATGGATTTGATACTCTTGTTCTTCCAAAAGCATCAGAATTTATGCTAACTGGAAATCTATTGTACTCATCTACAATTTTTCCATCTCTTGTTGCAACACCATTAACCTCAAAAAGACTTCTTTCTTGATTTAAGTAATCTTGGGTTGTTATATTCCACTGAGCCATAAATCAATCAATCCATTCTAATTTTGATGGGTGATATCTTTGCGTATTTTTAATGTTAATATTCTTTTCCATTACTGGATAAATTTGGTGAACAATTGCTCCTGGATATTCAGTTTGCAGTTGTTCACCTAAAGATTGTTTTGATGGAACTCCAGTATTTGATACGAGTTCCATTCTATAAAGACTCCCATTCCACAAAACATCCGCAACATATTCTTCACCAACCTGTTGTGGTTCTGGTTCAGAAGAATTGATGTAAAGATTTCCGTTAAAATCTCCGGAAATATTTACTGATTCTGAGATGAATTGTTTGAATGACTTCATTCTTCCTCTTCTGTTTCGTTATTAAACATTGCATTTGCTACTGCTGGCCGAAACTCATCAATTTTTTCTGCGGATTTTGCAAAAAGAAGTTCTTTAATCTTATCACTAATCTGCGAAGGTGATTCGTCAGCAGCAATCATATCTAAAAGATCATCCATTTTAATACCTGTCAATAATCTTTTTTATTTATATTTCCCCACCCTTGGGCATTTCTACTGCTTTTGTGTTTGGTTCCGTTGGAGCAGCATTAATTTCTGGTTCCATCACTGGTTGTCCAAGATCCATTCCTGATGCTCCAGGTTGCATTCCTGGTTCCATAGGCATTCCTGTCATAGGATCTACGGGAACATTAGGGTCTGGAATAATACCATCTTCAATTTCTTTTTTAATAATCTTATCTTGCTCGACAATCTCTTCGTCAGTTTGGCGAAGAATCTTACGTCTTACATAGTCCTGGGAGAAATATTTTCCAATATAAGGTTCTGCAACTTGAACCATATTCAATCTTTCGTTGAGAAGTTCTGCATCCTTAAGTTCAGCAAAGTGATTATCATATAAGAAATCATATTGGATATGCTCTTGCATAATATCCCAGTCTTCTGGGGTGATGATATTTTTAAGAATCAGTTGAGTCTTAAGCATATCATGGAACATATAAGAGAATCTCTTTCTCAGACGAGATACGAATTTGCTGAACTTAACTTCATCTCTCAAGATTTCTGAAGAACGACCAAGATTAAATCCACCTTCTCCGTCCATTCTTGATGGGGGAACATTCAGTGAACGATAAAGTTTTTTCTTGAAGTATTCAATGTCTGTGATTTCCCCAAGATTCTGTCCGCCTGGAAGTGTTGAGATTTCAGTTCCTCTACCACCTTCCCTTCTTGGCAACCAGAAATCTTCAAGCATCGCCATAAACTTTTTATCATCACGAATTTCGCCAGTGTTTGCATCATATACAAGTTTGTTACGATAACGCATCATAACATCGCGAAGATATTGTTCTGCCTTTACCTTTGGGAGATTACCTACATCAATGTAGAAAATACGACGCTCAGGAGCACGAGATAATCTATAGATAACAAGAGAGTCCTCAATCATCCTTAATTGATTGAGAGATTTAATTGCTTTATGCAGATATGAAAGAGTTGATCCCTTATTTCTATCTACAAGTCCAGAAGTGCAATAAGTAATAGAGTCTCTTGCCATTTTGATACCTGCAGATCCACCCATAGATGAGGGACTACCTGCAGGATAAGTTGACTTTGGATTGTAAATAAAATATTCCTCAATTTGAGGAAATTCAAAATCCATGGGATTATCTACATTTATATTTGCTACTCTATATTTGTCTTTGCTACTTTTCTTTTGCTGCCTCACATATCTCATCTTCATCGGGTCTATGTAACGCAACTCTTGAATTCCCTCATGAGGGCTCTTGAGGTCAATTACTTTGTGATAATAAATTCTTCCGTCGATATACCAGTTTCTATAAATTTCGTGAGACTTTTTATCGAAATCTAAAAGTGAAAGAATATATTTAAATTCTTGTCTAATTTTTTTCTTAATGCCGTCACTGGCATTAAGGTTTGAAAGTTCGATTTCTACTGGCGTATCATTTGTGTCTGATACGATTGCTTCGTTTACAATATCTTCAATGGCACTATCACACTCTGGGTGCAGTGCCATTTCACGATATCTTTTAATAAGATCAAATTCTGTTCTGTAGACTCCTTCAATATCAACATAGGAACCAAAAAAACCACTACTCAAATAATGGTCAGAAGAGTCCTCATTATTAGGAGGAACAGGACTGACCGTAGTTGGAGATAGTGGTTCGTTATCCTCAATAGAGAATCCAAATAATCTTGTCATAATTTATATTTGATTAGTCTTTATTCTAATATTTATCAACTAATCAAAGTGTTGGTTGCGTCATTTTTATTCGCACCTTTTCCTGCAGTCCAGTATTGAACTTGGAATTCTACGCTGTACTCTTCAATAGTATCCGAAGAATCATATGAAAGATCAATCGCACTAACATTTGTTGGGAAAATGCTATGGAACTTATAAGTTCTTAGTGGAGTGATGTTAGTTTCTAATGTTGCGTCATTTCCACCATTGTTTGTGGTAGAGAATCTGCCATTATTAAGGGATGGAGCATTATATCCTCTTCCAAGTTGATGAACATAAGCATCAGTCATATAAGAACCTGGATTAGTTGCACCACTGTTATTATCCAGTTTGCTGATACTGTTCATCCAGAGTTCAAATGCAGATCTCAGTTTGAAATCTTCGTCGTTGATAATAGTAATAGTCCAGGTATCAAAAGTTCTGTCTCCAGCAACTTTTAAAATACGTCCTCTAAATGGAACGTCGATTGGTGCAACGTTTGATGCTGGAAGTGCAGCTGCTTTACATAAGAACTTGAAGGTGTCAATTTCTTGACCGGCACCTGCCTTCCATAAATTAGTGATAGGTGCTGGGAAAGAGGGGATTTCAACCTCAAATAGATTGGGTCTTGCACCACCACCAGCAAGTCTTTCTTTGAATCCTGTGATTGTTCTGAGACTAGACATTTTTAGTTCCTCCTTATGTGGTTATTGCAAAATTAATTAAACTCTACCTGCTACTTCTTCAAAACTAATGCCTGTTCGGGTAGCAACGAACGTCAGAGTTACATAGTTAATAGATTTTGTTGGCTTCAGGAAGATGTCAGCTCTAAACTCATTATTATCAATTACGTCAGGAGTGTTATTAGTCTCATCACAAATTACCAGGAAGTCATATAGACCTCTCTTTGCTTGAACATCTCTTAGATAAGGTTCAACGATATTTACAAAGTTTGCTCTTGTAATCTGATCGTTGAGTTCGAAGAGTTGTGCTTGAGATGCTTTCTCAAGTGCTTGTTCGATAGTTAGGAACAGACGACGAACATTGATTCTGTCAAATGCAGATGCATATCCTAGAGCAGTCTTATCACCAAAGAGGTAAATGCCAATTCCAGGTTGACTGATGATGGCATTAACTCTTGCAGTATAAAGTAGATCTCTTTGATCCTTAGAGGGATTATATGCAAGTTTAATTGCATTATTCAGAACACCTCTTTGCTGACCTGCAGGTGAATACCAAGGATAAGAATTAATGTTTGTTCTCATCATCAAACCAGCAATATCAGCATTACATGGGATATATCTGAATAGATTATTGAATCTATCGTAGGTATACTTATAACCACTATCAAAAACTGCATAAGATGAAGAGGAGAGAGCACTGAAGAATCTGATTACATTATTAGTTTGAGTTGTTGTATTTGTTAAGTCAACAACATTCGCTCTATGAGGAGAAACAACAGCAACGCAATCTTTTCTTCCTTCTGCAAGTGAGATTAGTTTGTTTGCCTTTGCCTGCGAATCAGACTCATTTGCAAGTCCTGGTCCATTAATTAGGAAATCAACTGCAACTCTATCTTTATTTGAGAATAGATCATAAGCACTTACAAGATCTCCAAGAGATGCAGACATTCCGCCATTTGCAGAATAATCAACTCCCCACCAAAGTTATAGGTAACGTTTCCAATAGCACTGAAAGTTACTCCTTGTGCTGCTTGTCCCCACTGACCTTGAGGTAGGGTAAATGGAGTAAATCCACTTGAGAATCCAGTGGCAACTGGATTGGATCCCCACTGAGCGTCTCTTGCAAGTGATGGATTGTAACCTGCATAAATGTATTGCGAGAAGTTGGCAAGATAGTTCTTATACCAGATCTTCTGTGGAGAATTTACAGAGGAAACAGAATCAGATGCTTTTGAAACACTGATGTGCTTTTCAAGAATATTTCCTTGAATTCCGGTAATAGAACCAGTGTCATCAACAACAACAATATGCATTGAATCATTCTTTCCGTTTCTTTGGACGGAATAGTTGTTTGATGCTGGTTTGGGAGCAATAGACTTCCAATAAATGATTGAGTTTGTAAGACCAAGAGTTTGTTGATCGTACCAATCAACTACTGTTACCGCTGATGCAGTAGAACCAGTGTTAATACCTGAGTTGTTTACAAAATAAAGAGTATCTGCTGCTTCAAAGGATTGAATTGAGTTGCCCTGTGCATAAGTAACTGGGGTTTCAGTTCCTGCGGCAGAGACTCTTGAAAGTACTTTAATATCAATAGTGCTATTTGAATTAGTAGCATCAGTGGTAATACCAGTAATGATACCCTTCAAATAACCATTGAAGAGTGAAGTTGTGCCTGCACCAGGTAAAACAACGTTAGTAATCGCTGTAGTTACGCCATATCCAATAACAGCACCTAGTGCGCCAGGATTAGTAGTGGTGATAGCAACTCTTTGGTCTGCTAAATCATCGATGGTGCAAACCTTTAGATTATTCGCCCATTTACCTGGGGTTTTTGCTGCATATGTAAAGTTGGTAGCGTCAATAAAACTAGAGTTGTAGTTATCGTAGTTTTTGATCTTTAATGAAGTTGTTGAAGCAATTCCAACGCCAGCGTTTGCGTTATTAAGAGTGCTTCCATCAGTTCTTACAACTTTAAGAATACCACCATATGAAAGATATGATGCTGCACTCATCCAGTACTCATACTGAGCATCTGTTGAGATTGGTTTTCCGAAGTTATTGACTAAATCTTGTTCTGTGCTGATGTCAATAATTTCTTCTACTGGTCCAATCGCAAAAGGTCCTGCGATAGCACCAATATTATCTAATACGTTCTCAGCTCTCCCAACTGTTAAATCTACTTCCCTCGTAAGTACACCGGGAGATAATTGAGGAGTCGCCATGTTTTTCTCCGTAAATCTCAGTTTATCTAAAAAATATTTATTAAAAAGTTACTTTTCACGGGGGAAATGTGACGTGAATATCTACCAATC